GGAAGGGACTTTTCCCCTCAGGAGACCGACGAGTCCGAGGTGCTCGGCCTCGACTTCGTCAACGATGTGGACAATGGCGAAGTCCTGATGTCGTCGATGTGGGACATTGCGGTTGTTGCCGGCGTCGATGCCAATCCTGCGCCGCACCTGCAGGGGCCTTGCATCGAGGTTGTGCCGATTGGTAGCAGTCTCAAGACCGCAACGATCCAGCGTGTCGGTAATCTGCTTCCTGGCGTAACGTACAGAGTGCGGGCGGAGGTTGTCACGACACGGGGCAACGTGAGAAGTCTTTGGTCACATATCCGCGGAGTGCCGTCTACCACATGACTTACAAGGAGTTTCAGGAGTTACTGGAGTATAACCCGGACAGCGGGCTGTTTGTCTGGAAAAAGCGCACGAGTGCCAGGGTTTGGCCTGGGAGCCTGGCTGGTGTCCTGGATTCCAAGGGCTACGTCATCATCACGTATGAGGGGCGGCCATACAAAGCACACAGGCTGGCGTGGCTCTACATGACTGGCGAATGGCCGAAGCAGTTCATCGATCACATCAACATGGTCCCGGCTGACAATCGATGGGAGAACTTGCGGGAGGCTACGCGCGCGGAAAGCAACAACAATCGAAGATCGCGAAACAGCACAGGTTTCAAGGGTGTTCGCCGTACTGTCTACGGGAGGTACGTGGCGACGTTTGAGAAAAAATATGTGGGATCGTTCGATACCCCAGAGCAGGCTTACGAGGCATATGTCACAGCCGCGAAAGAGCAGCATGGCGAGTTCTTCAATGGTGTAGCTCAACGTCGAGAGGAGTGACTCCGATTACGTACGACGAGATCGTAAGCCAGCTCAAGACGATGCTCTCCGTCGAGATGAACGACGAGGACGTGAACTTTACGCGCATCATTCCGGGAATGATGCTCTACGCCGATGGAAGGATTTACCGGGAACTGAAGTTTCTCGCGCAGAAGATCACGCAGCCGGTAACGCTGACTGCGCTCAATCGCGAGTTCTCGCTGCCGCCCAACGTGCGCGTGCTGCGCGCCATCAACGTGATGACGCCGGTTGGGCCGGTTAGCTTGACCAGCAAGCGCAATCCGCTTGAGAGAATATCCGTAGAGATGCTGGACTTTGTTTGGCCGGACGCATCGTACAAGCCTGGCGTCCCGCAGAAATACGCCGTGCTTGGCCTGTCGACGCCGATGCCCTTGCCGGGTGCGGACATCGTGTATCAGATCCGAGTGATGCCGACGCCGGACAAAGCGTACTCGGCCGAGCTGCTGGGTGACATCCGCCCTGATCCGCTGGCGCCGGAAAATCCACAGACGTTCTTGAGCGTTTACTATCCCGAGCTGCTCATCGCCGCCTGCATGGTCTACGGCAGCGGCTATCAGCGCGACTTCGGCGCGCAGGCCGATGATCCGGCCAAAGCCGTGAGCTGGGAGGCGCAATACGCAGCGCTGCGACAGGGCGTCATGGAGCAGGTGGCGCGCATGGCCGGTGCTGTCCAAGAGGCTGGTGGTGCTGGCGGAGGTGCCGCGCCTTCAGAGACCTAATAGGAGCCGTCGATGCCGCTGGCAAAACCCCAGGCACCGCCCGGCTTTCAATCCCAGGCAACGCAAGTCCAGGCTGTCGGTGCGTGGTATGCCGGCAACCTGGTGCGCTGGCGCACCGGGTATCTCGAGAGGTGGATGGGATGGCAGCGGCTGTTCTCTGATCCGTTCGCTTCGATCATTCGCCGCATGCACGCCTGGTTCGATCTCGACAATCATAAGAATCTGTTTGTCGCCAACGATCTCGGTATCCAGCTTGCCGTCGAGGACACGATTTATAGCCTTGGGGCGCAGGTTCCGGTCCCTGGCGGCGAGATTGTAGAGATTGGAGCGACCAACGGCGCGACGTTCTCGGTCACGTCTGGCTCGACGACCGTCACGGTCAACACCAGCGTCGTGCTTCCGAGCGGCACGTTCTCGCTGCAGCTACCGATCTCGATCGGCGGCCAGATCATTCGTGCCGGCCAGTTTTTTCCGGTCAAGAGCGTCATCGCGGGTGGCTTTACTTTTGATATGCCGCTGACCGCGACCGTGACCGAAACGGCGACTTTTGGACTGCGCTTATTCAATAATAATGCTGTCAACAGAATGCAGGTTACCTGGAAGGCGCATGGGCTCGTGGTCGGCAGCACCATCACATTTCGGCAGACGACGACAATCAGATACGGCGCGCCGGGAACGTGGGAGGGGATCAACTTCTCCGCTCCCGCCGGCACCGTGGTCGCCATCGACACGATTGTGGATGCCGATCATTTCAGCTTCCCCATGGGTGCGCTGGGGACAGGGGATGGTTCCGGCGCAGCAACACGGCAGGTCTATGACGGGTGTTCCAGCGAGCATGGGACCGATGGTTCGTGGACAAGTTCGCTTGGCAATGTGATTGGTGCGGCGTCGGCGCAGTCCTTGGGCAACCCACAGCGACAAACGTGGTTCTTGGGCAACCTTGGCCAGGATGGTCTGGCGCTGCGCTCGGGTGGCCCGCTGCAGGTTTATCACCCTCCGATAACTAACGGCCCGTATCTCTCGGGTGTTGGTGTTGGTCCGCCGGTAACCGCGCCGCAGACGAACAACGGCTTCATTGTCGCGATGCCGCAGGCGCAGGTGATCTTGTTCGGCAGCGAGCCGATCCTGGGCTCAGGCGTCATCGATCCGCTGCTCGTGCGCTGGTCGGATGCCGGTACCTACGATGTCTACAACGCCACGGTCTCCAATCAGGCTGGCAGTTTCCGGCTCTCGCGCGGCTCGCGCGTTGTCGGCGCCATCCAGGCGCCGCAGGCGACGTTGCTATTTACCGACAAGGACGCCTGGCTGATGAGCTATGTCGGACCGCCGCTGATCTATGGTTTCACCATCATCGGCGAGGGTTGCGGCCTGGTGGCGCCGCATGCGGTCGGTACTCTGGGGCAACTGACGATCTGGCAGGCGCTCAAGCAGTTCTGGCAGTTTTCCGGCGGTGGCGTGTCGCCGGTGCCGTGCTCGGTTTGGGACTACATTTTCAACGATGTCGATACGGTCAACATCAGCAAGTGCCACGCGGCGGTTAACTCGGTGACGAACGAGATCGCGTTCTATTTCCCCTCGTTCTCGATGTCGCTGATGCCGGAAGGCAACCTGTTGCTGGAGTCGACAGCGCTTTGGGATGTGAATTTTTGGGCGCCCACGGGCGCGGTCGCTTCTGTCTACGCGCTCTTCAAGGCGTTGTATGTCTATGAGCCGCAATATCGGAACTCGGCTTGGTTCGAGGACAGCGGTTTTGCGGTGGTCAGTTGGTTGGATCGTGATCTGCAGGGCCAAGTGCAGACTTATATTTTGGCGCCGGACGGCAGTGGCTCCAACATCAACCTGCAGGAGCTTGCCACCAATGGTCTGCACGAAATCGCACAGACGATCGCCAAGGTGCCTTCGAAGATTACCTACACGCTATCCATTTACGCGCACGTCAGCTCGACGCGCAATCTGACGCTTCGGGCCGGCACCGATCTTGGCTACGCCTATGCGACGTTTGACGTGGTGCACGGGACCGTTGTCACCGAGGGGGTGACGTCTCCGCAGTTCTCGTTTCAAAGCGCGAGTGCGAGGACCGAGACGACCTCGACCATCCAGGCCACTGGTCCCAGTGGCAACGGTTGGCTGCGTTACATCATGACGTTTACCAGCGATACCGAGGACGAGCTGACGGTGCACTTCAACGTCACGAACGGCGCCCAGTTGAGCTATCTCGGCGTGCCGCCAAATGGCTGTATTGTGTGGGGTGCGCAGTTGGTCATGGGCGGGGAGCCGCTGGACTTCGAGATTACCGGAAAAGAGCAGGCGCAGAACGAGCCTGCGCATTACGTCAAGTTCAATACGATCGAAAACAATGCATGGGACAGCGGCGTGCTCGAGCGCACGGCCTGGCTCGACAGCAGCATATGGGGGACGCCGCTCGGCGCCGATGCAAATAATCTCGTGCAGCAACACGAGCGCGGTTTTGACGCTGATGACCAGCCGATAACGGGCGCCTTCGCCGAGACGGGTTTCTCCGAGATCGCTGATGGCAGCATGATGATGATGATCGATGAGGCGCAGCCCGACTTCAAATGGTTCGGGCAAGACGGCGGCGTCAAGATCTCGTTCCGGGCCAGGAACTATGCGCAGGGACCGAGCCATTTGTTTGGGCCCTACGCGATGTCGCCGACGCGGCAGTTCTTCAGCCCGCGCCTGCGCGCGCGCTATGTGGCGATCCGCTACGACTGGGAGCCGGTAAAGGGATTTTCAGCTCGTATCGGGGCCTGCACCTATCGACTGAAACCGACGGGACGACGACCTTAAGAGAGGGGGCCGTGAGCGTTCATATTGTCGAGAATTGGCGGCTGATCGCGCAGTCGTTGGCGGCGCTGGCGGATCATCTCAGCAATGCGAGCGGTTTTCGGTCTGCGCCGGTCACGTTTGCCAATCTGCCAGCCACGCCGACAGCTGGGACGATCATGTGCGTGAGTGACAGCACAGTGAACACCTGGGGCAGCGTCATCGCCGGCGGCGGGACTTTTACCGTGCTGGGATTCTACAATGGTACAGCCTGGAGGGTGATCGGATGATCGGCAATCCACCGGCAGGAACCACACCGTCATGGCCGGGCAAACAAAGTCCTCCCGATGAGCCGCAGTGGGCCGCGAACATGCTGCTGGTGGTGCAGGCGATCCAGCGTCTGCATGCTGCCTTTGATGCTAAGTTCATCCATCCGAAGAACGTGCCATGAGCGAACCGCTGGACCGATACCTCGCTGACTCATATCGTCGTGACGTGATGGGCGAATCAGTCAAGGTTGAGACGCCGGCGGCCGATCCGCAGTTGATCGCAGAGATCGAAGCGGAGGTCGCGCGCATCGATGGCTTGCGGTTGGGTGCTCACCTCGCCAACCGGGATTTCGTCTCGTATCAGAACCGCCGTGCATTGGTGAAACTGCTGGTACAACTGAAGGCAAACCGCGATGCCGCTGACTGAAAAAGGCCAGAAGATAATGACCAGCATGCAGCGGCAGTACGGGCCCAAGAAGGGCGAGCAAGTCTTTTATGCTAGTCGAAATGCGGGGCGAATTACCGGGGTTGATCCTGGGCATGCACGCGGCGGCATCGTCGAGCATGACTTCGATCCCGATCTGCCGCGGCACCAAGACGATGCTGTGCTTGTCCCGCTGGCGACGTATCCGCCGGCTTATCTCCAGACGATCGAGCAACTGCGTCAAAACCAGGCGCGATCCGCTGGTCTCGGCGAGCCGCGTAGGTTTCAAGCTGGCGGCTCAGCCGAAAAAACCAAACACACACCAGAGCAGGTCAACTACCGCCGCGGCTATCCCATGCGGCAGTGCTCGGTCTGCACGATGTACACCCACAAACCAAACGAGGGGACATACGGCAGTTGCACCGACGTCTCCGGCCCGATCACACCCTACGGCCTATGCGATATCTGGCACTGCGAGCAAAATCCCTACGGCCACAAGCTAACTGCCCAGCATCGCCGCGTGATGGAAGACGCTTATGACCACGCCCACGGATACTCTACTTCAAAGTTCTCTCACAATCGCCGCTGAGTTCAGGCGTGTGTGGCCATGGCTGAGAGATAGCCTCGAATACGGGGCTTACGTTCACAATGGTGTGGTTTATCCCACCCACAGCGAAGGCGATGTGTGGGAGCGTGTCTTTACTGGGAAAGCACAATTGTGGACCGGCGAGACTGCTGCGATCGTCAGCGAGATCATCAACAGCCCCACCGGCCTGCGCACACAGAACAACTGGATTGCCGGCGGCGATATCGACGAGATCAAAGAACTGATGCTCCGCGTTGAGCGCTGGGGCTATCTGCAAGGATGCCATCGCGAGGTCGGCAACGGCCGCAAGGGATGGCTGCGCGCCTTTGAGGGCTACACAGAGTTCGGGTGGAGAAAGCAAAAGGATCTCCTGCGATCAGACGAGGCTGTTTGCCTGCACCGATAAGCGCCGAGAGCTGCCATGCTGCTGCTCATTCCTGATGATTGGAAGCCGCTCACCTGCTTCGGTGGTGAGGGTGGTGGCGGTGGTGGTGAGGGCGGCGGTGGAGGGGGCGGCGGTGCCGGGGGTGGCGAGTCCGGCGGTGGTGGTGCTGGAGGTGGCGAGGCCGGCGGTGCTGGGGGCGAGGCTGGAGCCGGTGGAGGGGGTGGTGAGGCTGGTGCCGGTGGTGGTGGTGGAGGTGCTGGTGGGGGCGAGGCTGGCGGTGGTGAGGCTGGCGGTGGTGAGGCCGGCGGGGGTGAAGGCGGCGGTGGGGGTGGGGGTGAGGGCGGCGGCGGCGAGTCAGGCGGTGGTGGGGGTGACTCAGGCGCGGGCGATGCAGGTGCGGGAGCAGGCGCGGCGGCCGGTGCAGCGGCTGCGGGCGGTCAGGGAGAAGGCGATGCAAGTGCGGGGCAAGGCGGTTATGGCGGCGGCACATCCGGCCAAGGCGGGATGGGCGAGTCCGCGGGCTCGGCATCTGCCGCGGCCGCAGGCCTAGGAGGTGCGACTGCCGGAACGGGCTTTGGTACCGGAGCGGCCGGCAGCGCTTCTGCAGCCGGTCTTGGCCAAGGTCAGTCGGATGCAGCCAGCCAGGCAGCTGGGCAGTCATCCCCGGCAGAGGGGACGCCGACCGAGGCCGCACCGACTGAAGCTGCGCCTACCGAAGCGACACCCACAGAGGCCACACCCACAGAGGCCGCGCCCACAGAGGCTGCGCCAACTGAGGCCACGCCGACTGAAGCGACGCCTACAGAGGCCACGCCGACTGAGTCCTCGCTAAGCCAGTCTTTATCGCAAGCCGTCGCGAACATTGATCCGAGTGCGGTCTCCTTCGCGGCCCCTTCTGAGAAAGGCACGCCTTCCGAGAAAGGCACGCCTTCCGAGAAAGGCACGCCTTCTGAGAAAGGCACACCTTCTGAGAAGGGCGCGCCGCCTGCTGCTCCGGCTGCGCCGCCTGCGGCGCCTCAGTCACCGGCAACTTACGGTGCCCCGCCTGGAGTGATAAGCGCGGTTTCTCCCAGCGTTATGGCGTCACCGGCAGTTCAGGGCTTTGCGGTGTCTCCGGCCGAGGCCGCGGTCGAGTTAGGTCAGTCGCAAGCCGGTCTTGCTGCTTCAGTAATCGCGAATGCTGCGTTGAACTCACCCAGTTCTATGGCGCCAAGCGTTGTTGGTTCGCTGGTTGGGGCGTCTCTTCAAGGTGCAACGCCGCAAGGCCTTGCGGCGCAAGCGACGGCGATGGGTGTTTCTCCAGTGGGGGCGTTTGGCAGCCCCGTCGGTAATCCGGCCAGCGTTCCCGCCCCATCTCCTCCCGGCCAGGGCATTCAAGTCCTCCAGTTTGGCTCGCCGCAGCCGACAGATGCCGTCGCCGGCCTTGATAGCACTCAGGTCGCGGGGTTAGGTGCGGCACCATCAGAGGCAGCGCCCTCGCTCGCGGACTTTACGACGTCCGATATATCGATCCCGGCATCTGCGACCGAGACCGCGGGCTTTGTTCCCTCTGGTGGGTTCGACACCACTGGGCAGGGAGGTTTCACGACCGCTGATGCCACCGGCGGTCAGCCGATGGGCGGCGACTTCACTTTGCCTTCCGATATCGGCGCCGGCACTGCTGGTCTTGCGAACCTTGATCTCGGCGGCATGGGCGGCGGTACACAGGTCGCTGGGCTTGGCGATGATCGCGGTGACCGCGGCGTGCAACTTGCGGGGCTCATGCCGAGTGGGGCAGCAACTGCAATAGGCAATCAACTGGCACCGACTCCTGGGGCGAACATAGGTGACTTGAAGGCCCAGGAACAGCAAATGGAACAAGAGCAAGTCTCACCCTTGCCAGGGGGGCCAGGTGCTCCAGAAGTCCAACCTCAGGGGCCACAGCCGGGAGAAGAGCGTCAAGCTTCGCTTGGTGGGCCTGGCGGTCTCACGCCGGAAGGCTTCCCGAGCCAAGCCACGCTCGCTGCCCAACAAGGACCAGGCGCGGCGCTGACGCCCAGCTCGATGGCGTTTATGGGCGGCACTTCCGATCCGAATGCGGCGCGGACGGAAATCGCGTCGCAAACTGCGCCGCCCGGCGGCGGCGATACAATCCAACTGCCTACGGTCAACGTGACGCCGACGCCATCGGTTGACGTGGCGGCACCCGAGGGTGGCGGGGCTGAGAATGCGCCGCCGAGTGGCGGCGGTGCTGCTGAGCCGCCGACTACGACCGAGCCAGCGGGGCCGTCGGCGGCGTCCGAGCAGGCGCCCATCGCGCCGGCGACACCGGGCGCTGGTGGCGAGCCGATTGGCGGCCCCTCGAACGTCGGCGGCGGCGCTGGCCTCGGGCCATTGCCGACAGACACGGTGCCCACCGGCAGTACGATTACAGGACAAGGTGATGTGGTTGGCGGCGAGCCGAGTGGCGGCCCCTCAGGTCTCGGTGGCTGGATCGGGCAGGGGCCGGCTGGTCAGCCGACGGCAGAGCCAGCCGTTGGCGGGCCCACAGGCGACTTGGCAGCTCAGGCGGGCCTGGGAGACATCACCTCGGCGCCAGCAAACATTGATCCGAATGCAACGGCGCTGCCACCGATGCCGGGCACGACAGAGCCAGGGGCGTTGACCGATGAGCAGCGCGAGCGGTGGGGAATCATTTCACCGGCAGAGGCGCGGCAAACATCGTCGCAAACTACTGTTCCGTCTGACGCGCAATCGCTCCGCGATGCTGTCAAGAACTCTCCCGCAGCTCAGCAGGCGATATCAGAGGCGCTTAAGGGAATACGGGAGAACCAGCAGCAACAGTTCGATAACAATCCTGACTTGCTCAGCAACTTTGCTGCGCGCGTCAACTCGGAAATCAAGGATCAGCTTCATACGACAGATGGTCACTTGCTTAGCGATCCGCGTTCGAATGGTATTTTAACCGATCAGAGTCAGAGGCTGTTGGATGCGTTCGTTGAAAGGTTAATGAACGGTCGAACCAATGAAGCGGGGGTTACCCCTGACGTCAATGCCAACATCACTGGTGCTCAGTTCCCAGGCCCTAATCAAGGTTTGAACTCCAAAGGCGAGAGTAGAGATCCTGGTGCGTTGGCACGGGCGAATGACAACACCAATCAAGCTGTACTGAACTCTATTCTTGACGCGACTGACACTGGCCGCAACACCGCGCTTCTTGGCAACGACAACGCCTCGGACAACATGGGGCATGGATATGGGACCAACATCACGCCTGTGGTGAATGGTGTAGTGACGCCTGCTCCTGGCCAGACTTATGCGGCTAATCCCAACTCTAGTCGCAGCGACGAACGTATCGGCATTCAGCAGGGGACTGAGGGTTGGTCGAACGGTCTCATGCGCGACGCTCTCTCGCAGTCGATAGCGAGCACGACTGGCTCTACCCCAAATGCAGAAGCGCCGACGGCCGAGGAGCTTGGCGCTGGTATAGGCCAAGCGGGAATAGCGCCAGTAACAACGGGGCCGGAAGGGGCGCCCCCGGCAGATACGGGAGGCGTCCCGGTAACCGACACCAGCGCTGTCGAGGCGCCGTCGGGAGGGATACCGATCTCTGGGCTCGCGCCAGATGAGGTCGGTCTCCAGCCAGGTGACGTAGGAGCTGGTCTCGGAGCTTGGGGCGATGTCACTCCTCGTGGCGGTGGTCGCGAAGGTGCACAGTCAGGCGAGCGGCCGTTCGGCGGCCCGATCACGATCTCGGCGCCGCCGGTGGCGTTTCCTGCTGGCGCGCCTGGCACACAAGCAGGTGCAGCGGACAGGGCGCTACCCTATGGCGGTGGTCAGCAGATCACTGGGCCGATAGCTCCTGCTGGTGTGGTGACGCAGGGACCACCGTTGGCGCCCGTGTCCGGTGGTGCAGCACTTGATCGGCCTGAGGATTACCTGCCGGGCGCTCAAGGGCCTACCGGGATGCCCTACGGCGGCGGGCAGCAAATCACAGGGCCGATCGCCCCTGCCGGTGTGGTGACGCAAGGACCACCGTTGGCGCCTGTAGCTCCGCCCGAGGCGGTCATTGGGCAACCCGGGGCTATTCCTCCCGGGAACGTAATGCCCGGGACACCGTCGCAGCCAGCAGTTCCACCCGAGGCAGTTATCGGACAGCCCGGAGCTATCCCTCCGGGGATCGTGATGCCGGGGACGGCGGCGCCGCCTGGGGTGGTTATCGGACAGCCCGGAGCTATCCCTCCGGGGATCGTGATGCCGGGGACG